CAAATAATTGCTAAACTTAGTAATACTTTGTTTTGCTTATCTACGCTCATTGTTCTCCTCTAAACCATTTACCAAATAAAAGTCGATGTAACTTTCCTTTTTCACCTTGATCATAAAAAGGGTGATTTTTTAGAATTTGATTAGCTTTCTTTTTTCTCTCAATCTTTTCTAGATTTTTATAAACATCACTTAATTCTAATTTTTTACTTTTTTCTTTAGATCTTAAAATTTTTCTTTTAGCGATTAAATTTGTAGTGTGTTTACCTCTAGGAGCTAAAACAATTTCTGATTTATTGCTTTGTTTAAGCCTAGATTGAATTGCAGATCTTCTTAATTGAGTTTTTTCAATCATTTCTTCCATAGTCATTTTGATCTTACCGTTATCCAATCTATAAATTTTTTTCTTGCCCATTTGGAACTACCTCAATAGATTTAATAATTAATGATTTATCTTTAAGAAAACCATCGCAATGCGTTAAACTTGAGTCTGAACAAGTTAAGAGTTGCTCATTTGGCTCACAGGTTGTAAAGCTTGCGCAGCCACTCAAAAATAAAACTATTATTAAAAATTTAAAAAGGGATGTCATCTTCTGGCTTTTTATCTAAACCTTGCAAAACCCCAGCATATCCAGCAACTTTAATTTCAGTTGTGTATCGCTCTTGGCCATCTTTTTCCCATTTGCTAGTTTCAAGTGATCCTTCAACATAAACCTTAGATCCTTTTACTAAATAATTTTTTGCGTATTTAGCTGCATTGCCAAAAACGCATACTCGATGCCACTGTGTTTTTTCTTGTTTCTCTCCTGTTTTTTTGTCTGTCCAATTTTCAGAAGTTGCTACTGATAAATTTGCCACATCTAAACCGCTTAGTGTTTTATTTGTTTGCGGGTTATCACCTAAATTGCCCACTATGATTACTTTGTTAATTCCAGCCATTACTATCCTCAATTAAATAAAAAGTGCGCTGTTTGAGGCCAAGTACAGCGCAAACTTGTGAAAAGGATTATGAACAACCCTAGCCTTTTTATGTATATGCTCTCAGTCTTTCTCTGCAATGTCTTTCCCAACGATTCCAATCACTAGCTTTATCTATTGCATTTTTTTTTGGGTTACGACTTCGATATGGCTTATCTCTAAGATAATCTGGACTATGAGAGTTTTTATCTGGATACCCGCTAATCTTAAATACTCTCAACTTGCCATTATTTAGATCAACCCAAACTTGGTAATAACAATCTCTGTCAAAAAGTCTTGGATAATCACAGTTTTCTTGAGATGCTATATTAAACTGATCTTTGTCAATTTTTCCTGTGTAGAGCATTATTGAACTGCCTGTTACATGACCATCATCTAATGTTTCAAATGAAATGTCTTTTTCAGTAAATTGACTTGTTAAAGTTTCAACTATTATTGATTGTTTTATAGTTTTCATAAAACCTCCAATAATTGCTCAATTATTGAAGATTTTTTGAATCTTTTATCAATTTCAACACCATATTGTCTACCAATTTTTTCAAGTCTTGCGACTGACATTGCCTCAAGCTCTTTTCGATTAAGCCATTTTGACATCCACGGTAATTTATATTTTTTAGCCATAAATTCTCCTTAACACCTTCCAGTACAAATATCTGTACCATTGCCATAGGCAGAGCATTCACAATTAACAGGTATTGCAACAGGTGTAATTAATTTGTGTGTGACTGAGCATATACGTCTTGGACAGGGCATTACTAAATCGGCTTTTTTAAGAGCATTAATCCGCGCACTCATAGCATTGATCTCAATACCAGTAAGCTTCATTAGTTCTCTGCCAGATAAAGGTTCGCCAACAGATTCAAGAGCTTCCAAGATCATTTGTTTTTGTGTAATGTCTTTTCCGCTACTTTTTATATCATCAAACGCTAATTTACTTGTTGTTGTAGTCATCTTGTTCTCCTTGAGTTATGTATGTGATGATGTAACTTAAAACGCCTTCTACAAGACGAGTATTAGCCTTATTCAGACCAATTTCGATGGAATAGGTGTCATTGTTTGGCTGCGCCAAGACAGTGGCATGTATTCCGAATAATGTGAATAGATCAAGTATTTGATCTCTTTGAAATGAGTTAAGTTCGTTTAGCCATAGATTCAGGTGATTCATAAAATCACCCCAATAATTAAACCAATAACAAAACCAGCGATCATAAAATAACGGCCAATTTTTTGCTTCGATTTATAAAAACGATATTCGTAATCAAGTAATGGGCGGCGAGTATTCATAAGATCCACCCTTGAGATACTGCATAAGGCAGATAGCCAACGATTAAGCCTAGTAGAAAATAAGTACGTCTTAATTTAGGCCTTTTGTAGTGTTCTACGATTAATTTGTTTTGCTTTTTGTAACTCATGTGTTCCTTTTCTGTAGATCAATTAATAGAATTATATACGTAAGTTCTTTGTATATACAAAGAATATGCAAAAAAGTTTTTGGTTTTAAAAAACAAAAGACGTAAAAAAACCCGCCGTAGCGGGTTTCAAGTAAATTTTAAAAAAGGTAATTTAAATAAAAAATTTAGCTAAAAGATGGCTATCTGGAGAAAGTAAACATAAATTATATGCAACTAAACTCATATCAACATCTTTACCTTTATATGGAACATTTTTAGTCATTTCAACTAAATCCCATATTAAGTTCGAAGCATATCCAGCATCTTCAACATTTACTAACCATTGCTGTGAATTAGGAACTCTTAACTTATTTAGTTCCTTGATCGTATCTCCACAATAGGCTATCCAAACACTATCTATTTCTGTAAATTCGTCTAGGGTATATTCGCTTTTAACTAAACTTGATATAGATTTAAAATCAATACCAGTTTTTAACTTATATGCGGCATCAACTGCCACAACTTCACCTCCGTTTATTTTATTTAACATTTATACTCCGTAGGTTTGTACTTGTAAATTTTGGCATCAAGTTTCCACCTCAAGGAACTACTAAAAATGCCAGTACCATCTGTCCATAGTTTTGCAACTAACTTTACCGATTCATTGCTTTTCGTAAATTTTGAAGTATGCAGTTTAGTGCGTAATTCTAGGTTTTTCCTCCTATAAACTGATAGTAAGATATAAATCCTCTGTATTAATTTGTTAATCGCTGCCACCAGAATCAGACGATTGCTCCAGCTTTATTAGTTTCTAGAGCCTCTCACTTTTGTTTCATTTTGAACTGATTTAATCATAAAAATAATATAAATGCAAAATTATTTTTAGCTATAAAATTTTTTAATTATTTTGCCGTGCAATATTTCATCAGCAGAAAGGATTGGTTCTTCTCCAGCTGGTGTACTAATAATCCAGATAGATCTTGAAAAATCCATGTCCGTTGGCCTATCGGTTGCCAGTAATTCATGAACTTGCTCGTTGCTTTGGTATTGCTGCGTATTACCTTGCATCAAATAGTCAACTGTAACACCTAAGACTTTTGCAAGTTTATTTACATACATAGGCGCACGTTTAATTTTGCCCTGTTCAAGATTACCAATATTTTGGAAACTCAAATCTTTACTTACTTTTTTTGCAAGCTCATCTTGAGTCAATCCAAGTCTTTCTCTTTCCTTTTTAACACGATCACCAATTTTTTCTATTTTTTTCATTTTTTTCCAAAGTTTGAAAATCAGACATAAATTGCAAAAAAGTTTTTAGTATAATTATTTTATGGATGAATTAATTAAATATTTTGGAACACAACAAAAGCTTGCTAGAGCTTTAGACTGTCATCATCAAAACATACAGTATTGGCGAAAAGTTGGACTACCTGTAAAGCGTGCTATTGAGATAGAGCGTATTACAGGTGGTCGATTTACCCGCCAAATGTTGTGTCCAGATATATTTAATTAACACAAAAACAATTTGCATAAGTCATACAGCATACTCTTTTTTTTACAAAAAATGCAAAAAAGTTTTACAAATAAATAAACAAATGGAAAACGAATACGCACACACTTTTGAAATCTGTAACTCAAGATGCCCATTAGTGCGTAATTGTGGTAGATCTCATATTCACTTTCGAAAGCATAAGATCTTGGAATATCCAGTACATTCTTTTTTGCCAAAAACAGGCAAATGTTTATCGCAGATCGAACTTACAGAAACGCAAGAAGAGGACATTAATTGAAACAATTTGAATCATTAGATGGTAACTACACAAAAATACCAAATGAATTATTAAATGATAGAACAATTAGCTGGAAAGCTAAAGGCTTGTTTTGCCATATGGCCTCTAAAACTGATAATTTTCATTTTACTGTAAGAGTATTAGCTAAAAACTATCCAGATGGTAAAGCATCTATATATTCAGCATTAGAAGAGTTAAAGAATAAAGGATGGATTAGCTACATAAGAAAAGCAGAAGGATATTCAAAATATATTCTTAATACTTCGTTAATAAGAAAGGGCGAAAATCGGGATGAGGCTAATAAGCCATATTCCGAAAATCGGACAAAAGATGCATACCCATATTCCGAAAATCGGACAAATCAACTAGAGCCACATACTGAAAATCGGGATACCGAAAATCGGAGTTACCGAAAATCGGTATGTATTAATAATAACATTGCTTTTAATAATAAAGATTTTAATAAGGGCGAAAAAAATAAAGCCCCTGAAAGAGATCAAAAACAAATACAAGATCAAATTAATTCATTATCAGACAAGATGAGTGAGAAAGATATTTTAGAACAAACAGCCAGAGGTCATTAAATGTTAATTAACAGTAAAGCAAATCACCAAGAAATAGCAGAAAACATTTACAAACATATGCGTCATGAATACCCTTTTTTAACTCACAAGGGTATGGATTTAGACATCGCTATAACAACGCTTAAAGATAAGCTAATGAGCTTACATGATCATGAAATTAAATGGTGGGGAGAGGCCATTGATGAGCTTGCTAAAGAAAATAAAGATACAGCGCCATTACCCAAACATATACTTGCTGCAATAAGGCGTAAAGCTAAAGAAATGCAACCTATTTTAGATCGTATAAATTCAAAAAATGACATACAAGAAAATCAAATTGATTATGAACATCTTTGGCATCATTCTAACGATCAAGAGAAAACGGATTTTTTTATTACACATAAGTTTGTTGATGTGCCTTCCTATATTCGCTATTGGTTTACTAAATACCATAAAGAGCATAGTGGTTGGACAAACTATGAATGCAACATGATGATTAAGTATTGGGCGTTGCCGTTTTATGGTGCAGATATAGGTGCAATGATTAACAAACATAAAGAGATTAAAAAACATTTTAGGGAATTAAATTATGCCTAGCAAAATAGCGCACTGGATCAAAATGAAGCGGCTGAGAGATGTCGTTGAGATAGCTGAAGAGATGCAGAAATGGTGTGAATACTTAGCGCATTCAGCCAATCAAGGTGATCACAAAGAAGTGTTAGAAACATTGGAGAAAATGGAAGAGCTGTTTAACAAAGCAAAGGGAGAGTAAATGGGATTACAAAAAGATGTTGAGAATCGCATGGGTGAAAGTGTAGATCAATTCATGAATCGTAATGCAGTTAAAGGCAAGACAATACGACATTGCTCTATGCTCATGGATGTTAGTTATTCAACAGCTAACAGATGGGCGCAAAAGTATAACGTCAAGTTTAGTGCTAGAAATCCATATTCAAACGGATGGTTTAAGTAATGTTTAATGTTAAAGGTGATATGAAGCCAATCATCAAACACCTCAATAAAACGCAAAAGAAGCAGATCCCTTTTGCCGCGGCACAAGCCATCAACAATACACTGTTTGACATCATGAAGGCTGAGAAGGCACAACTCCCTAAGAAGCTAGATAGGCCAACACCATTCACTATGAAAGCATTTAAGATTAATAAAGCTAAGAAAACTGAGTTGATTGGGGATATTCATGTGATGCCAGAGCGCTATAAGTATTTAAAGTATGCGATTGAAGGCGGCACAAGAACGGGCAACATAGGCGTACCCACTAAGCATGCAAAGCTCAATAAGTACGGCAACATACCCATGAGAAAGAAAGGATTAATTAAAAACAAAAATCAATTTATTGCCACAATTAATGGCTTAAGTGGTGTATGGGAACGTGGACATTATTCTAAATCTGGTAAGTTTTCAACGCAAGGTAAATCAAGATCAACAAGTCTAAGGCTGGTTGTTGCATTTGAAAAAACTGTGAACTATGACAAGCGTTTTCCTTTTTACAAAATTGCTGATGGCGTTGCGCGTAAGAAGTTTATGCGGGAGTTCCAAAAGACTTTGAAACGTGCTATTGATACAGCTAAATAAGGTAGGGGGGTAGTATGATTAATAATAAAAAA